GAAAAGACATTGTAGAACTAATAAACGATAAATAAAATGGCTGCTATAAAATCTTACAAGGGATTTGACAAAAATTTAAAATGCCGGGATTTTCAATATGAAATCGGTAAGGAATATGAGATGGATGGAGAGATCAAGGTGTGTAGCAGAGGGTTTCACGCCTGCGAAAGCCCGTTGGAAGTCTTTGATTATTATCCCATGATAGGATCTAGGTTTTGCGAAGTAGAGCAAGACGGAAATATATCCAAGGAGGATAGAGGGACAAAGATTTGCTCCTCGAAAATAAAAATAAAAGCAGAGTTAAAATTGGATAACATGATCAATCTTGGAGTTGAGTGGCTAAAAGAGATCACATCACCTGAAAAAATAAAAACGAGCATAAAGGATAATTCATCCGGCAACTATGCCCAGATAGACAGCACAGGCGAAGGCTGTGTCATCATGTGCGCAGGTATTAACTCTGTAGCAAAAGCCTCAAAAGGATCATGGATAACATTATCCGAATGGTCTTATTCTGATAAAAAGAAAAGATATATCCCCGTTTGCGTAAAAACGGAATTTGTTGATGGAGAGAAGATAAAGGCGGATACATATTACAAATTAGCTGGAGGGGTATTTAAAGAAATACAATAGTCCCAAGGCATTGCTTATCGGAGGATCGCATGAGAGACATCTACATCAAAGACCCCGACGGCGAACCGGAGTACGACGGGGAGGAGGACAACGAGGAATATGAGGAGAGCATGGAGGAGCTTAGGTTCCTATGTGATTCATATAATTGGTAACATCCCGCCCTTACGAGGTGCAACCCCGACCCAGACCGGCAACCGATATCCTAGACAAGTGGTAGGCCATGACGATATCATTGGCCCGGTGGAAAGGGACACGGTAGTGAGGGAAGGGCGGCCGATGGTCTTAGTCCGGGTTCGACTCCCGGAGGCTGACGAATTTAAATCACGATAACATGGACAAATCAGAAGAGATTGACAAATTAGCGATAGCGTTGGCCAAGTTCCAAGGATCGCTAGAGCAACCAAGCCTCAATTCCGAGGTCAAGGTAAGGACTAAAACGGGAGGAGAATACAAGTTTAAGTATGCGGA